AGTCAGAACTTGTCCAAGATCATTGGTCTGCCTGGACAGGCCATGGCTGGCAGTGACGAATACTTCAAGCAACTCTTCTACATGACGGAGATCACTGAGCATCTCCGTGCTGTGGGCGAGATGGACTTGGGTCTCAGCGGGACGACCTTGGAAACTTGGGTTCACCACAAGTCCCGTCAGTTCCTAATCAACGGTCAAGCGGCTACCGAAAAGGCTGTCCGTGAGCAGATCGAGCGGGGTATTGAGGTTGATGCCTACATCAACCCGATGAACCGAGAGAGGGAGATTGAGGCTCGTATGCAGCGGGCCATGACGGATGCCAACCCCGAGGACTTCGTGGGTCCCACGGCCCCCTCGGTCCCTTTGGCTCCTGGTGAGTCCATGTTCGATATCGCAGAGCGTGCGATGAAGTTGGCAGAGACCGAGACATTCACTAGGAACCTAGAGGATGCTGATGGTTTCTTGGCCAAGGCAGGCTCCCACCTGCAAGGTTTGGCAGATGCCTACCCTGCGGTTCGTCTGATCGCTCCGTTCATCCGCACGCCGATGAACATCCTGATCGAGACTAACAAGCGTCTACCGATCCCAATCGTCAACAAGAACCTGACGAATGCGATGGCTCTGATGAGCGACAAACTCATCAAGGGAGCTACGGGCAAGAGCATCCCTACTCTGGAGAAGATGGGGCAGGATCTGCGGGCCAAGCTGATGAGCAGCGATCCGCAGGTTGCAGCAGAGACTGCTGGTCAACTGATGGTTGCGGGTTCTCTGGCGAGCACGGCGATGATGGTGGCTGGCACGGGTGTCATCACCGGCAAGGGACCACAGGATCCTGAAGCCCAAAAGGCGCTGCGCTCCGTTGGCTGGCAGGCATATAGCATCCGAGTCGGGGACACCTTTGTCAGTTTCCAACGGCTTGACCCCTTGGGCGGTATGCTCGGCTTCATTGGCGACATGAGCGACCTGTCACGGTATGCCAGCAAGGATCAGGATCTCTCTGACCTAACCTATGCTGCAACGCTGTCGGTCATGCGGAACATCTCGGACAAGAGCTATATCTCTGGTCTGGTGGATTTGGCCGGTGCCGTGAAGGACCCGGACCGCTACCTGAGCAAGTTGGCGAACCGCTTGGCGGGCACCGTTGTCCCCAACGTAATCGCTGGTGCTGGTGCTGCGATGGACCCCACTCTCAAGGAGTCCTACAGCATCATGGACTCGATCCAGCGTCGTGTCCCCTTCCTGAGCGACACGATGGACAAGCAGCGGAACTTCTTGGGGGAACCTCTGTCCCGCAAGATGATGAGCAAGGGCATGGCCCAGACCGCCGGTTGGGTGGACTACATGCTGCCCATCTCCGTCAACACTGTGGGCAGTGGGGTCATCGAGAGGGAGATTGAGACCCTCATGTATCCCATGAACGAGCCGGACCCCAACCGCTTCGGTGTGGATCTCCGGGACTTCTACACCTCAGAGGGTCAGTCGGCTTATGACCGATGGCAGGAGTTGACTAGCGAGGTCAGCATCGGTGGCCGGAAGCTCCGCTCTGCTGTTGAGAGGCTCATCAAGTCTCGGAAGTATCAGAACCTTCCCACCGAAAGTTATCGGGAATCTGGACTGACCAGCCCCCGAGTCTTGGAGATCCGCAAGTTGGTCAACAAGTATCGCCGTCGGGCTCAGAAGATGGTGCTTAACGAGTTCCCTCAACTCCAAGAGGAAACCGCAAAGCGGCGATTGATTATGCAACGGCAGCGGCGCGGTGCTTCTGCTGATGAGATTATGGATCTGCTGGGTGGCTAGACCCTAACCATTGAGATAACCAAACATGGCAACCCCTACATATAGCGGACTGAGCTATACCTTCTACAACGGAGACGGCTCTACCACCAACTTCGGGACTCTCTTCAACTACATCGAGGAGAGCCACATCACCGTCACGGTCGATGGCGTAGCCCAAGACCAAGGCACTGACTACGAGGTTCTCAACGAGGCCATCGTGTTCACCACGGCACCACCTAGTGGTGATGAGGTCCGCATCCGTCGGGTCACCCCTCGTCAATACAGTGCCCGAGCGGTGGACTTCAAGTCCTTTGGGGCCATCACTGAGACGGAGATGGACCTGAACCAGAAGCAGGTCTGGTATCTGATTCAGGAATCTCTGGAAGAAGATGACGGCGGGGACATCAACCCGAACGCTGAGTATCTCCAGTGGGATGCTACGGCTGGCGTGTGGACTGCTGTCCGTGGGGGGTCTAACCAGCGGATCGCCAATGTTGAGGCACCGGACACCGGGACTGATGCGGCGACCAAGGCTTACGTGGATGACATCGCAGAGTTTGGGGTTGCTGGGGTTCCCCAAAGCTGGGAGTTCACCGGCACGGGGTCCACGGGTGACTTCACGCTGACTGGTGGTGCCAACCTGAACGCCAACTATCTGGTGGTTGCCATCGAGGGTGTAGTGCAGCGCCCGATCACTGACTTCACGGTGATCGCGGGTAGCTCCAACAGCATCCTGAGTTTCGGTGCGAACTTCCCGGCTAACGGGACGGTCATCAGTGTCCAGAACTTTGGCAAGGCTCGGTTCCTGAACACCCTGCTTCTCAGTGAGAACTCGGTGGGCAGCTTTGAGATCAAGACGGACGGGGTGACTGCTGCCAACCTTGCGGATGATGCAGTGGACACTGCGGCCCTTCAAGACTCTGCGGTGACCACGGCCAAGATCAATGATCTGGCGGTGACCGAGGGCAAGCTGGCGGATGAGTCGGTGACTTGGGACAAGATCAAGGAGACCGGGTTCATCACGCCACCTGGGGGCAGCTTTGATCGCTACCTGAAGGTGGACAAGGACACTGGGGCTGTCTCGGTCAGCACTGCGTTGGCTGCGGATCTTTCTGACTGGTTGACGGAGCTAGGCAATGTGGCTCTGAACCAGATTGGGGTGCCGTCTAGCAACCTCAACATGAACAACAAACGCATCAACAACTTGCAGACGCCGGGCGTCTCGGGGGATGCGGCCACCAAGGGTTACGTTGATAGTGCTGTGGGTAGCGGCACGGACAGCAAGGTGGAGTTGGTCTACACCGCTAGTCTCGATGCGGTCAACCCAACGAGAACCCTGTGGAGTGGTGGCACACCGTCTTGGGTGAGTTCGGACTACATGTATTACACATTAGTCCTGTCCCAACTCCGTTGGGATGGTAATGCCGCCTCATACATTTACTTCCAAATCAGCAGTAACGGCACTGATTGGCAGAACTTGTATCGTCACAGTTATGACCGAGGAAACTCCACGGACTTCCTGACGACTACAGAATACACCCTAACCCTGCCAACCGATAGCTCTAGGAAGGCCAGTATGTTGGCCCTAGGAGACGGTGGTGACATGTATAGCCACACGATCTATGGGGTTCCCGCATATCTTCGCCTGAACAGAGACAACACCGATATCCCCGCAGGCACCCGCCTCATCATCTACGGCCACAAGATCGCATAAGGACCATGGCAGAGGGCAACGGCTGGGATGAGTATCGCAAGCTCGTGATGACAGAGATCAATCGTTTAACACAGGAGATCCGTCACGAAAGGAACAACGCACGGACAGTGCAGCAATACATGATCGACCGCATGACACAGGTGGAGAAAGAGATTGCCATGCTCAAGGTCCGCTGTGGTATCTGGGGGTTGATGGGGGGTCTTATTCCTGCTGTCAGTGCCCTTGTCATTTCATCTATCAAGTAGGAGACAGACATGAAGACTCGCAAAGTGGGCGAAGCGACGTATACAGGTGCAGAGACCGGAACCAAGTATGTTACTTGGACCACAGATTACAAGGGCAGTGAACTAGAGAAGGGTGCTGTCCACGTTCTCACCTCTGCATCTGGCATGGTTTTCACCAGCAAGATCCAGAGCATCCTTGGCTCAGATGAACCCGGTGTGTGGGCAGATGTCACTACGGCTCAGTCTGGCAACTACTATCACCAAGACACGCCATTGACTCGCTACCTGCGGGCAGAGATCGTGATGTCCACCAACCCCGATGGTGGTGATGTCGAGGTGTGGGTGCTGGAATGACCGACAACATTGACAAGTTGCTGGCCGATCTGCACGGCTTGCTGACCAAGGAACTGCTGGTCAAGTTGGAGTCTGGGGACTACTGCCCAGCGGATCTCAACGTGGCCCGTCAGTTCCTCAAGGACAACAGCATTAGCTCGGCTGACCTAGCGAACAAGGGCAGCAGCCTACAGAAGCTCGCTGATCTTGTTCCGTTCCATGATCCAGAAGAACCAATCCGCAAGGCATCGGGGGAGTAATGCGCGAATATCATCCTACTAACATCCAGAAGGCGCTTGGGGTCTTCGGCAAGTTTGGAGTAATTATCCAAGCTGAAACCCTAGAGTTCAATGTGGCCGAGCTTCCCAGCAGTCGTAATGAGATCCTTATTGATATCGTGACGGTATCAGTTGATGGCCAGACGGCCAGTGCAACGCACGATGTTGATATTAAGGGTAGCCTGAACGATGGTGTTACATATAGTCTAATTGACACTATGACCACGGGAGCACTGACCCCCGGTGGCCCATCTGGAAGTGAAAACTATAAGGAACGCCAGATTTTGACGATCCCCTGGACTCCTAAGTTTCAACTTCAGATGCAGGATTACGCCACTAAGCAGGCTCTCTTCTATGTCAGTGTCCTAGTCTGATGCAGATACCGGAAGTCTTCACTGGTCCCTCGGGATTCAAGAACTTCACCTACCTAGCATGGAAGGCCATTGGTCTACCTGATCCGACCCCGGTTCAGTATGACATCGCGGACTTCATGCAGCACGGTGGAGACCGAGTGGTCGTGGAGGCTTTCCGGGGTGTAGGCAAGAGCTACATCGCGTCTGCATTCTGTGTCTGGACGCTGCTGCTGGATCCCACCAAGCTGATCCAGGTTGTCTCTGGCTCCAAGATCCGAGCCGATGACTTCACCACGTTTACCCTGCGTCTCATCCATGAGATGGGGGAACTGACGGAGCATCTGCTACCTCGGGATGAGCAGCGGAACTCCAAGATCGCCTTTGATGTGGGGCCTGCCCCGCCGTCTCACTCTCCCTCTCTGACCAGTAAGGGTATCTTCAGTCAGCTTACGGGTGGTCGAGCGGACATCATCATCGCGGATGACGTAGTCACCAAGCAGAACTCCGCGACCCAGGCGATGCGGGACAAGATCGCCTCGGCGACTGAGGAGTTCAACGCTATCCTCAAGCCCGAGGGTCGCGTGATGTATCTGGGGACCCCGCAGTCCGAGCAGGATCTCCTGCACGAGCTACCGAACCGAGGGTATACAGTTCGCATCTGGCCTGCTGAGATTCCCAGCCAGAAGATCGTGACGAGCCAAGGGGACCGGCTGGCCCCTATGATCCGCGAGAGGATCGCTGCCAAGGTAGCCGTGGGGACTCCTGTGGACCCCCTGCGGTTCGACCTAGAGGACCTAGAGCGCAGGCGTCAGGGCTACGGGAAGACTGGCTATGCCATGCAGTTCCTGCTGGACCAGTCGATGGCGGATGCTGACCGCTACCCGCTCAAGATCAACGACCTGATCGTTGATGACCTAGACGTAGAGACCTGCTACGAGAAGTATCTCTGGGCCAACGACCCAGATCTCCGATGGGCTGACCCAAGTTGCCCTGGGTTCAACGGTGATTACTACCACCGGCCCCTGACGCGAGTGGGCAAGATGACTGCCTACGAGGGCACCATCATGGCGGTGGACCCTGCGGGTAAGGGCATCGACGAGACTGCTTACTCCGTGGTGGCTAGCTACGGGGGCCAGCTTTTCGTCTTGGAGTCTGGTGGTATCCAAGGCGGCTACGATCCCAAGGTGCTCGCCATGCTGGCTGAGATCGCCCGGCGGAACAAGGTGACCCGCATTCTCTGCGAGGAGAACTTTGGTCAGGGGATGTTTGAGGCGCTGCTGGTGCCTGTGCTCCAGTCTACCTACCCCTGTCCCATCGAGGGGATCCGCCACCACATCCAGAAGGAGCGGCGGATCTGCGATGTGCTGGAGCCTCTGATGAACTCCCACAAGCTGATCTTTAACCGCAAGGTGTGGATCGAGGATTGGGAATCAGTCAAGTCCTACACGAATGACGACCAGCAGACCCGCCTGCTTGGCTTCCAGATCAGCCGGATCACTAGGGACCGTGGTGCCCTACGTCACGATGACCGAGTAGATGCTCTGGCCATGGCGTGTGAGTTCTGGGTCCGAGCTATGGCTCGGGACACCGATCGCCACATGATGGCCGAGGATGACGAGCGGCAACGCAGGGTCATCGAGGGGTTCCTGCGGAGAGCCGTAGGTGGACCGAAGGAGCCACCAGAGCCTACGTTTGTGACCGCTAGGCCGATCTAAAGTTCCACCACGCGACCAGCATCTATCGTGCTGGGCACCGTGTTTCGCTCACTCTACCCGAGGCACGGCTGGTCGCGTGATGGTCACCGGAACACCCGGCGAATGCTAGAGATCGTAACCGTCAGACTCCGGAGAGTAAACCGTCAAATCTACATCTGCCTCAGCCAAGATCGCCGCAGCCATCTGGGTTTCCTCTAGCCACCTGTCGGGTAGCTCGGGACCGTAGGACACGATGGAGTGGATCCCGGCTTGGATCAGGTGCTTCGTGCAGTTCAGGCACGGGCTAGATTGGAAGCCATAGAGGTAGAGAGTGGATCCCTCTGCCTCTCTCCCAGCATCCAGCAGGGCATTCATCTCTGCATGGACGATCAGCTTGAGCTTGGTCTCTCGGTCGTTCAGGCGGCTCTGGGTGTCCCTGATGGGTCGAGGGAACCCGTTGAATCCTGTGCCGACCACGCGCCTCTCGGTCACCAAGAGGGCACCTACCTGGGTAGAGGGATCCTTGGACATCCGTGCAGCCTCGGCTGCGATGCGGAGAAAGTGTCTAGTCCACTTGTTCATCGTCACCATCGTAGAGGGGCTGGTCCTCTCCCCATATCTCTGCGGCCAGCAGCATAGCAGATTCGCAGAAGCAAAAGAGATCGTCAGTTTCCAGAATCACGCAAGCCATGCCACGCATGGTCTGGGTGATCTCTGGTTTTTTTTCGAGAGCTCTTTCAACGGCTTCGAGTAGATCGCCCAAACTCACGACATCATCGGTAAGCCCGAGACGCTCGGATAGCTTGCGCCACCTATCGCCCTCACTCATAGCCTTCTACAACATACCGATACACGCGGGCATGGGCAATACCCCAAGCCGCATCGTGGTCCTCGGCGCACTCATCGTGAGACCATGCCAACGCATGAGCCCACTCGTGCATGAGGATATCCAGCATCCCCCGGAATCGCTGGCGTCTGATGTAGATGGAGAACGACGAAGGCCGACCCTGCTTGGTAATCAGGTGACACTGGCCTTCGTCCTCTAGTTCGTCCCGTAGGTAAACCCTAACGGGCAGCAGGGGCGGGAGCTTGTCCCGCAGGAGCCTGACGTATCTACGTATCTCTTGGTCCTTCGGCATTGTCCCCCCGGATCAGGTCGATGGATTGTTGCAGGCAATCGAGGGACAGGTGCGAGTAAACCATAGTCTGCTCTAGGCTCTGGTGGCCGAGCAGTTGAGAGATCACGGCAATCGGGGCTCCCCGCTGGGCCAGACGAGAAGCAAAGGTATGCCGCAGGATATGCGGCACCCAATCCTTGTTCTTGTCCTGCCCCAGCTGCTTGCGGGCGTGCTGCCAGTGCTTGTAGAAAAGTCGGTAGGTAATCCTAAAGCCCCGTCGGTAACGACGGGCAACCTCTGCGGCCCGCTCGGTAAGCGGAACCGTCCTGGCTCGGTCGGTCTTTGTCTTCTCGATGGTAATCATCGGCCCCTTGGGTGAGTCGGTAATCTTACCGCCCCACCCCAGAGCCTCGCCAGCCCGCAGGCCGGTGTCGATCAGGAAGACCACAAGGTCCCTAGGCTCCCCCGAGAGCGCCGCCAGTAACTCCTGCTCCTGGAGATCGGTAAGCCAACCTACGCGACCCCGAGGGGCCGTAGGTAGCTTGATGCGGGGAGCCTTGTC